GTCGATGCCCTGTCCTCCGGCGGCATGGAAGACTTTGAAATCCCGGCCTTCCTGCGCAAGCAGGCGGATTGAAAATCCGCGTGTCGGTGGTTCGATTCCCTCCCAGGCCACCATTCATATAAATCCCGACTCTTATCAGTCGGGATTTTTTTTGCCCGTTCCCCCAGTGTTGGCGCGGTTCGGCGCATTTTCCTCTTGAGCGGCCTTGCGTCTGGAACCCGGTTTTCAGCGCCCAAAACCCTGTTTTCTGTCTCTATTCTCTGCCGGTCTCTTGAGCGTTCAAGTCGCGTGGTCTAGAAAAATCAACGACTTGCAACGGGGTGGTTGCAACTGGCAAGCACTTCGCGGTTGGGAACTGGCAATGCGAATCTTGACTGACGGCCACAAAAAAGCCGCCTCGAGGGCGGCCGTTTGCTTCGGTGATTTGTCCTTGTGCCTATTGGTACGGCCCCAGCCTTGCCCGCTGAGCTGCCCACTCGGTGGGCAGGGCGCCGCCGCGAATGAAATGCTCCAGCGCCATCTTGCTGCCAGGCCTGAGACTGGCGTGGATGATCTTCGGGTCCAGGTAGGCCAGCTTCGCTATCCGGCTGGCCTGACTGAGGTTCATCTCCTCGGCTGCGGCGATCTCGGTCAGCGAACCGAAGCGGCCATCGTCAAGCAGCCGCTGCCAGTGATGCGCCAAGCCCAGTGCTCGAAGTAATGGACTCGGTTGCTCCAGTTCACGTTGCTGCCGTTCCCGAGCTGCTTCATCGCTGAACTCGATGGGGGTATCGAACGGCGTGATCACCTTACGCCGCACGCCCCGTTTGACCAGCGTCCATGGGATGTATGTCTCCATCTGCACGCCACCTGCCGGACTCGGGATCTGGAATGTCACCGGGGTTCCGATCACTTTGCCGAGGTCTTTCTTGCCCATCTTCACTCCTATCTGAACTGATCAAAAAGTGCCCGCTGCTCGCTCCAGAGACTGGGAATGCGGTTGCGGATCAGCCAATGCGCTGTCAACCGTCTGGGTTGTTTGCCGGCCATCAGTTCTTCAATCAGGTCGGGAGCCAGTAGCCCCATCCGGACCAATCGGTTCACGGTCGATGGTGTGACGCCTTCAACTTTGGCAATGTCGGACCCGCTGGCGTATGCGCCGGTGTCGAGGAGCTCTTGCCAAAAGAATCCACGACCGACCACGTTGAGGATGTTGACGTCATGAACAGGGGCACCGCTGTCCGCAATCAGCCTGCCTGCCCGCCGCTTCAAATTCAGTGGCACGAAGGTGCTCTGGTCTGTCGACTGAGTGGCTTTCATGTCGCCTCCCATTCGGCCAGTTCGGCACCGATGCTGTCCGGCGCGAATTCTTCAATCAGGTCCTTCCAGCCAACCTCTCGCCACTTCAGTTTCAGCCCACCAGACACGAGGTCCACGCGCTCGATCATCAAGTTCACGATGCGGTGCTGCTCAGCCGGGTAAAGCTGCTCCCAAACACTGCCCAGCTGACGCATGGCCATCACTGCGATGTCCTCGCGCACGGCGGCACCATTTTCTTGAATGAACTGGCAGACGCCAGCTACCGATTCAGGGCTGGAGAGCACGTTCTTTATCTGGGCCAATGTGGCGGCCTCGACCTCATCGGCCGGTAGGCGCGCGTAGGTCTTGCTGTCAGCACCGAACCTCGCCTCTGCTTTCGAGAAGTAGTAGCGGTACTTGCGACCGTTTTTGTTGGAGTAGGTCGGGTACATCCGGTCCCCAGAAGGGGCATACAACAAGCCGCGCAGCAGGGCATCGGTTCGCGAGCGCGCTTTGGTTTCCACCGAGCGCGTGTGCCCATCGCTGGCCAGGATTTCGTGGACTTGCCCCCACAGGCCGTGATCAATGATCGCGCTGTGGACGCCGGGGTGCCAGCTGCCCTTGTGGGAGATCTCTCCCAAGTAGAGCCGGTTGCGCAGCAGCTTGTACAGGTACTTTTTGTCGATGCGCGAACCGCTGTGCATCTGGCCGCTGCGCGTCACCCATGCCTTGGTGGTAATTCCTTCCGCTGTCAAGTTGGCCGCGATTTGGGTGGTCGAACCGATCGTCAGCATTTCCTGGAAGATGCGCTGGACGATGGCGGCCTCGGCATCGTTGACGATGAGCTGCCGGTTCACGACGTCGTAACCCAGGGGCGGCACACCACCCATCCACATGCCCTTGCGCTTGGATGCCGCAATCTTGTCGCGGATGCGCTCACCCGTGACCTCGCGTTCGAACTGCGCGAACGACAACAGCACGTTCAGCATCAACCGCCCCATGGATGTGGTGGTGTTGAACTGCTGCGTGACCGAGACGAACGAGACCTTACGGCGCTCAAACACCTCGACCATCTTGGAGAAGTCCGCCAGGCTACGGGTCAGTCGGTCGATCTTGTAGACCACCACTATGTCAATCAGGCCGCGTTCGATGTCGGCCATCAGGCGCTTCAGACCGGGGCGCTCGGTATTGCCACCTGAAAATCCAGGATCATCGTAATCATCGGCCACCGGTATCCAGCCTTCTGCGCGTTGGCTGGCGATGTATGCATGTCCCGCCTCCCGCTGTGCATCGATGGAATTGAATTCCTGGTCCAGTCGCTCGTCGGTAGATACACGGCAATACACCGCGCATCGCTGGCGTGGCTTTTTGTTCGGGGTGTCGCTCACTGGAACTCCTCCGCAGGACGGCGCAGGCCAAAAAACAATGGTCCTGACCATGAGCTGCCAGAAATGTGGCGTGCCACTGCCGACAGGCTCTTGAAGTACTTGCCCTCGTATTCAAACGTTCCCTCGGCGGTCACTTTCACATAGTGGTCACGCTCGGCCCATTCACGAACCAAGACCGTGCCGGGAGCCAGCGTGATCTCAGGTCCCTTGCGGCGGGTTTTGATCTTGGACTGCCGCACACCGATGTTGGCCAGGCGCCGGCGCGTATCCGGATCCAGTCCGCCAAAGGCTTCTTCCTGAAGCTTGTAAGCAATCCGGGACTCCAGGTAGACGCGGTTGGTCTTCTCCGGACGCGATTTGAAAAAGCGATCCCACAGAGCCCACAGGTCTGGCAGCGGGATCGATGGCAGGGAGGCCACTTGTTTGGCCACGGATGATGTGTCGTTCATGACAACTCCTCTTGTTGAGACGGGGTTGTATGAACGCGCTGGTCGGGCACAAAGCCAAGGTGAACCGGGTTCTCTACTGGCTCATTAGCCACATAGCTGCGGTTGATCGCCGTGGCAAGGATGGCGCAGATTTCCCTCGCCCTGGCGCAGGGGGACATCTCCGCGGGTGATAAGAGTTTGATGTGTTTTTGCATGACGGCTCTGAAGAGTTGCAACCGTCTTTATGGTCCGCCAAATCGTCCGAAGCGGATGGCAACGCAGGGTAATGCCGTGTGATTTACGGCCCGCAGGATAACCTTGCCGATTCACTCATCACAAAGCACGTTGGCGCAATCACAGGCTTTCAACGAACTCGGAGACAGATGTCTCATCGGCCTCGTCGTCAACGATCATCTCCATGCCTGGCATCCTGAGTTCCCAGGCCCGCGCGCCTTCAACGCGAACGATGTAATCGCGCCAAGGTGAGTTTTTGCCGGTGAACAGGTTGGATGGTGATTTGCAGCCAGTGCCATCCATCAGCATTTTTGAATTGACGTGGGGCGTACCTGCCGCATAGGCCGCAACCAAGCGTTGCAGCACAATGATTTTGGCTTTGTTGGTCACTTTCCATGGGGCCTTACCTGGAATGGACAGAACTGCAGAGTAGCCATCAGAAGAAACCTTCAAGCTGACCGAGGTACCGCCCATGGCAGCCAGCTGCCCATGTCGGTAGGCCACCTTCAATCGGTTCATATCGATAGCAGTTTCTTGCCCTGTGGTGGCTAGTACCTCATCGATCGCAATCACCAAATTGGTGCCGGCAAATGGAAACGGTGCGGACGCTGTCGTCAACACAATGCCGGGGGCTGAGCGAGGATGAAGCCGCAAGGCGGCATCGACCTGTGCGAACTGGCGGTCATTGGACATCCTGGCGGCGAAGTACAGCGCGACTGCCTGGCCGTCAATATCCAGCTCACCCAGAAAAATGGGCTCATCCTCCTGGTGCTTGCCACGAACGCCCAACAGGCCCGTGCCCAGGGACGTGATGATTTCCTCTCGCAACCAGTTCAGATCCACTTTCCACAGGCGAGCGTGCTTGGCGGGCAATGTCACATCGCTGCCGGTCAGCGGATCACGGTAACGAACGAAGTTCGGGTCGGTGCAGCGTTCCAGAACAACGGTGAATCGTTCCCCCTCAGCTACATCGATCACCTTCTGCGTAATTCGGTCTCCTTCGGTGATGATGCCCTCATCTTCGAACCGTTCGATGTCAATGTCCAAATGTGCCAAGGCGAAACCATCCATGGGGCTGGTCGCGCATTCAAGAAGTTTGGCGACTTGCCTGATGAGAGTTGGGTCATCAATGCCCGAGCCAGGATGCAAAGGCTTGAGGACGCCCAGCGCCTCGAGCAGTTGCGTTCCTGCATCTCGCAGCCGCCGGTCCTTCTCGCCCTGAAGGCTGCAGCGGCCAGGTTCCGCCACGACGATAGACAAAGGAGTTTCGGTGGTCTCGCCATCAAACACAAAGTCAGCGACCAGCGTGACGCCCAGAATGGCACCAGGTTGTGAAAACGGATGGGCGCTCCAACGCTGTGTAATGACATCGTGCAGCTCGACGCCGCTGTCGATATGTAGCGTGACGGCGTCAGTGGAGTGACCAATCAATGCCTTGGCCTCGGTCAGGTACAAGCGCTCGACTTTGACGCCGTCCAGTCGTGGCTTGGCATCCTTGAGCGGCAAGGCAAACCGGGACAGGTCATACCTGGAGCGGTTCAGTGGCCGGTTTGACAAGGGGGCCTTGAAGCCATGCTTGGACAGCACATTGGCCAGCGGTGCCCGCGTTGACAGCGTGTGCGCATAGGCCTCGACGACTTTTCTATCTGGGTTGTAGACCAGCGTGGCATCGCGGGCAGGAAAGTAGCAAAAGGTCTTTCGGTTGCGATTCACCATCTGGACTGCAGTCACTTGGTCGCCGGCAAAACGAACCACCAGGTAGTGAATGGTCGAGGTGTCACCATTCCTTTTTTCGTCAGCCAGCGGGACGTAGACCACCTCACACGGTTCACTCAGGAGCATGGCGTGGGTCAGTTGGGTCTCCAGTTCTTTTCGGACCGTGTCGTTCCAGATGAAAGGCGGTGCCTCATCGCATGGGATATCAAAAGCGTCATAAAGGCGCTTGCTGCCCCGAATGTCGCCCGTGTTGAGGATCGACTCGGCGACGTCAAATAGCCTCGCCGATTCATCGCAGTGGGTGCGCATCCAGACCGATCGGCCAATTTCGCCGCCGTCCTGCGCCTGGAATGTGGCGATCAGTTCGTTGTCATGGAGCTGTTCGGCAACAGTGGCGAGGATTTGCGCCCCACGCGGTGCCGCCAGACGCAGGACACGGAGTGCTTCGCGTTCTGCGGGGTCGCGCTGGTCTTTGCGTAGGTGTTTGATATGTTCGACCAGTGCAACGGAGAGCTGATCTTCATCTCGCGACCAATCGAAACCCCGGGCCAGGGCTTGGCATTCTTGAAGACCACTGAAGGCCTTGAGGGTTGGCACCGTTGCCAGTTCGGCGAGTTCCAGCAAGCAGTGCGCATTTGTCAGGGTCTTCTTGCCCATGTTGTCTCCTCCGGCCTTTTACATGGCCACGGTCCACTGGCGCATGACCGCCACTGATTGAGTCAATCCCTGCGCGAGCAGGGTGTCCAGGTATTCATCTGCTGTTTTCGGCGGGTTCTTCAGTGACCGCCGGTGGCTGGCTGCCGCCTCAAGGACGCTGGCCGGGTGCAGATCCAACAGGTCCACAATGAAGTCATCTGGATGTTGGGCGGCCAGGTTGTAGGGCTTGAGCGCGTCAGCCGGGAAATCCTTGAGGTTGAATGTCACGATCAGACTGGCCCCAGAGTGGATGGCGGCGGCCGCCACATGACGGTCATCCGGATCGGGCAGGTTGATTGATGGGATCAGGTACTCGAATCCGGCGACCAGACTGTCCCGGACGTGGGTGTTCATCAGCTGGCGTGTCCGCGTCAGCTGGTCTTGGGTCAAATCGGGGCGGATGGCCAGAACATTACGCGTCCACTCGTCGTGGATCATGTCGCTCCAGCGCGCCCGGTACAGATCCGATAGCGCCAAATGCATCAGCAAATCGCGCAGCGGTGCCGGGTAGAGCACGCAGGCGTCATAGACGACGGTGAAGTGCGAACTCATCCGTTCAGTACCCCATGTTGAGTTCCTGGGCCTGCGCGGCCAGCTCATCCAGCGCTTTGCGACGCTCGGCATCGATGCGCTTCTTGTAGGCAATCACATCCTGATAGCGAACTCGACGGTGCGTACCGATCTTGTGAAATGGCATCTCTCCCTTCTCCACCAACTGAACGAGGAAAGGCCGGGAGACGTTGAGCACGTCGGCCGCCTCTTGGGTCGTCAGTTCAGCGTGGATCGGGATGATCGACACCGCGTTGCCTTGACCGATCTCGGTCAAGACTTCCAGGAGTAGCCGAAGCGCGGAGGTCGGTATCCGAACCGCGCGCACAGCACCTTTTTCATCATGGAAGTCGATCTGCTGAACCTCGGACCGTGTCTGGAGCACGGTCGACAACGCCCGACCAGACTCTCTGGCGAGCGCGATGTCCTCTTCGGAGGGCAGGGTTTTGGGGATGGCGGGAGCGTTCATTGGGGGTCTCCTCGTCTGGGTTGAGTTCACGTTGAAGGTATTTTAAACGAAATAAGCGAAAACGCAATAACCGAAACGATCGTTGAGATTCCATACAGATCAATAAGTTACGCGTGTTATCGCTGTTGGGTTTGAGGACGGGTGTAGTGCCAGAGCCGAAAAAGTTCACCCCCAAGCCCAAAGGGTGGAGCAATTCAATAGGGACTCCCAAAACAAACGGAGTCCCGCAATGCGAAACCAAGCCCTATCTCTTCAAGTCGGCCGTAGCCAGTCGCGCTACCAGCCGGACAACACCCCACGCCTGGCCCTTGACGAAAACGAGCTCGCCACCCGCTGGGGGCTGTCCGTCAAGACCCTGCGCCGCTGGCGGCAGGAACAGATCGGCCCGATCTTTTGCAAGCTCGGCGCCAGCGTCCGGTACCAGATCTCTGCCATCGAGCAGTACGAGCGCCAAGTAGCCCGGTTCTCAACCTCTGCTCGCGCATACCAGTGAGGAGGCCGGTGATGACTGATCTGACCGTCTTCCCCGCCGACATCGCCGAGATGTCGATTGCCCAACTGGCCAGCCTGCCTGCCCAGCAACTTTACGAAATCGATACCAACCTCGACCAGGCCATCGCCTGGCTCAAGAGTGCACGCACCAAGGTGGATACCGCCCTGGAGCAGCGCGTCGGTGCCCAAGGCCGTGAAGCCCTGCGTGACACGGGACGCGATTTCGGCACCGCTCACCTCAAGGCCGATGGTCTGCACGTGAAGTTCGAGTTGCCCAAGAAAGTGTCCTGGGACCAGAAAAAGCTCAAGGTCATCGCCGAACGCATCGTCGCCTCGGGCGAAGCCGTCGAGAGCTACCTCGACGTGAAGTTGGCGGTACCCGAGTCCCGTTACACCAACTGGCCACCGACCCTGCAGCAGCAGTTCGCCGATGCCCGCACGGTGGAGGCTGGCAAGCCAACCTTCACCCTTTCCTTCGATTCGGAGTAATGGCCATGAGCGCAATCATTCCCTTCCAGTTCGAAGCGCACGCTGTGCGCGTCCAGGTCGATGATCAGGGGCAGCCGTGGTTCAACGCCACTGATGTCTGCGATGCCCTGGAGATGGGCAATCCGTCGCAGGCGATCAAATCCCACGTCGACGCAGAGGATCTCCAGAAATTGGAGACCCTCACGGCAGGCGGTCGCCAGCGCCAGAACCACGTCAATGAATCGGGCGTGTACGCCCTGATCCTCGGTAGCACCAAGGACGCCGCCAAACGCTTCAAACGCTGGGTCACCCACGAGGTACTGCCGTCGATCCGCAAGACCGGCAGCTTCGCCGTTCCCGGCGCCATTGCCAGCCTGCCAGCACCCACCCAGGACCGTGTCACCGCGCTGCTTCTGATCGGCGAAGCCGTGGCCAAAGTGCCCGGGGTGAAGGCCGGGATCGCCATGGCGGCCACGCTCACCTGCATTCAGGAAAACACGGGCCTCGCCGTCGAGGCCCTGCGTCGCACGCTGCCAGCCGCCAACGAGCCGATCTGCGCGCTCAACGCCACCCAGCTCGGAAAACTCGCCGGGCTGTCCGCCAAGACCACCAACCAGCGTCTGGCCGCCCTGGGACTGCAGTACCGCAACGATCGCGATGAATGGGAGTTAACCGAAGCAGGGGAAGCCTGGGCGGAGGCCATGCCGTATTCCCGAAACGGCCACAGCGGCTACCAGATTCTCTGGAATCCGGCGGTGGCTGAACAGTTGCGGGAGGTGGCGTGATGGCACTTCCAATCATCAGCGCTTCCCAGCGTTTGGCAGAAAAGCAAGGCGTCAAGCTGGTGCTGCTCGGCAAAAGCGGCATCGGCAAAACCACCCAGCTCAAGACCTTGCCCGAGGACAGCACGCTGTTCGTGGACCTGGAGGCGGGCGATCTCGCGGTCAAGGACTGGCATGGCGACTGCGTACGTCCCGCCACCTGGCCCGAGTTTCGCGACCTGGTGGTCTTCCTGGCTGGCCCCAACCCGGCGCTGCCGCCTGAGGCCCCGTACTCGCAGGCTCACTTCGACCATGTCTGCGAGCGCTACGGCGACCCGGCTCAACTGGCCAAGTACGACACCTACTTTGTTGACAGCATCACGGTGCTGGCACGGCTGGCCCTGATTTGGGCCAAGGTCCAGCCACAGGCGATGTCCGAGCGCACCGGCAAGCCCGACACCCGAGGGGCTTATGGCCTGCTGGGCCAGGAAATGCTGACGGCGCTGACCCACCTGCAGCACGCTCGAGGCAAGCACGTTGTGTTTGTCTCCATCCTGGACGAGAAGCTTGATGACTTCAACCGCAAGGTGTTCGTGCCGCAGATCGAGGGCTCCAAAACCGCCGCCGAGCTGCCCGGCATCGTCGACGAGGTGGTGACGCTGGCCGAGATCAAGGCTGAGGACGGAAGCAGCTACCGCGCCTTCATCACCCACACGCTCAACCCCTATGGCTACCCGGCCAAGGACCGCTCCGGCCAGCTTGACCTGCAAGAGCCGCCCAACCTGCGCGCGCTCATCGACAAGTGCGCCGCTGCCACCCGCATGCCCTCTGGCAATTCCACATCCCAAACACACAAGGAGTAATTCATGTCCAACTGGTCCGATTTCAACGACGCCGAACAACAGCAATCCTTCGATCTCATCCCCAAGGGCACGGTCGCCAAGGTCCGCATGACGGTCAAACCCGGTGGGTACGACGACCCCAGCCAAGGCTGGCTCGGCGGTTACGCCACCCAGAGCTTTGAGACCGGCAGCATCTTCCTGGCCTGTGAGTTCGTCGTGCTCGAGGGCGAATACACCCGCCGCAAGCTGTGGTCCAACATTGGCTTGTACAGCAGCAAGGGGCCCACCTGGGGCAACATGGGTCGCACCTTCGTGCGGGCAGCCTTGAACTCGGCGCGCAACGTCCGCCCAGACGACAACACGCCCCAGGCTGCAGCGGCCCGCCGCATCCAGGGCTTCCATGAGCTGGACGGTCTGGAGTTCGTCGCCCGCATCGACATCGAGAAAGACGGTCGTGGCGAGGCGAAGAACGTCGTCAAGATGGCTGTGGAGCCGGGTGAGCCTGAATACGCGCCCACGATGGCTGGCACAGGCTTCATCCCCAACCGTACGGCTGGGGCGCCGGTGGCAACCTCAAGCGCAGTCCCGCCCGTATCCCCGACCTCAGCACCAACCGCAGCCGCACCGGCATCAGCCCAACGGCCTGCGGTGTCCGGCAAGCCCGCCTGGGCGCAGTGAGGGAGGAGAGTGAAATGCTGGGTCTGCTCAAGACAGGCCCGGGGGTACGGCCATACCGACAACCGGCATGGCATCGGCAACCCCCGGCGCTATCCCATCGACTGGGTCTTCTGTTCCCGCCGCTGCCAAGATGCCTTCCATCGCATGTATGGCAGCTGGGTGGATGCCCAGAAGTTCGGCAAGGAGGTCGAGATGATCGACGCCTCTGACATCGAACGCGCGGCCATGCGCCAGTGCCTCAAGGCCTTCGGCGAAGCCGCTGGTGAGATCGGCTTTGCCAAACCGCTGGGTGATTACTCGGAGGTCGAAGCCTTGCAGGTGATCGAATCAATAGTCACTTGCTACACGGATGCCATGGCGGCGCACCACGAGGCCAGCAAGTTTCCGCCAGTGCGTGGCATGCCACCGACGCAGGATCCACTCGCGCACCCGTTTGCCGATCTGGAAGACGACCTGCCGTGGGAAGAGCCGAAGGGGAGGAAGCCATGATCGACTTCAACTCTTCGGCCAGTGTCTCAGGCCAATTGACCGCCCTGGTGGATGCCGGGATGCAGCGTGCCCGGGCTTCTGAGCCAGGTCGGGATTACCTTGGCGCGTCACGTCTGGGTGTGGCTTGCGAGCGCGCCCTGCAATACGAGTTCGCCAAGGCGCCCCTCGACAGTGGCCGTCGCCTGGAGGGGCGCATGCTGCGCATCTTCGAGCGTGGCCATGTCATGGAGGATTGCATGGTCGCCTGGCTGCGCGCAGCCGGGTTTGACCTGCGCACCCGCAAGCCCGACGGCGAGCAGTTCGGCTTCTCGGCGGCCGACGGGCGACTCAAGGGCCACGTCGATGGCGTGATCGTTGCTGGCCCCGAGGGCTTTGCTTATCCCGCCCTGTGGGAGAACAAGTGCCTGGGCAACAAGTCTTGGCGCGATCTCGACAAGCACAAGCTGGCTGTCTCCAAGCCCGTCTACGCGGCACAAGTCGCGATCTACCAAGCCTATCTCGAACTGCACGAGCACCCGGCCATCTTCACGGCGATCAACGCCGACACCATGGAGATCTACACCGAGCTCGTGCCCTTTGATCCTGCGCTGGCGCAGCGCATGTCGGATCGGGCCGTCAAGGTCATCACCGCCACCCAAGCTGGTGAACTGCTGCCGCGCAGCTTCAACGACTCGACCCATTTCGAATGCCGTATGTGCGCCTGGCAGGACCGCTGCTGGAGGAATCCCACATGAACGACCACAACACCCCACAACCCGAACCCATGGTGGATGCCAAGCAGGCCGCCGCTGCATTGCGCTTGCCGTACTACTGGTTTGCTGACCCCGCGATGCGTCAACGCTATCGCATCCCCCACTACCAGATCGGCGCACTGATTCGCTACCGCCTCAGCGAGCTCTCCATCTGGATGGCAAACAGCCATCTGAATCAGGATGGGGGCAGTGACACGGTCGAGGAGGCTCAATGATCGATTTCAACGACATTGAGAACCCTGCGTCTGCCAGTCACGAAACCACGCGTGAACAGGTCCGTAGCGAGCTGTTGACCCGGCTCGAATCAGTGCTGATGGGCCTGTTGCCCGCAGGCAAAGTCAAGCGCGGCAAGTTCCTGATCGGCGACATCCTCGGCAGCCCGGGCGACAGCCTGGAAGTGGTGCTCACTGGCGAGAAGGCGGGTCTGTGGACCGACCGCGCAGACGACTCCGGTGGCGACATCTTCGACCTGATCGGCAGCCACTTTGGCATCGACGTCCATGGTGACTTTGCGGCGGTGCTCACCAGTTGCGCCGACCTCATCGGGCGCTCGGCAGCAACACCGCGCAAGTCCAAAAAAGACGTGCCCGTTGATGAACTGGGCCCAGCTACCGCCAAATGGGATTACCTCGATGGCGAAGGCAAGCTGATCGCCGTCGTCTACCGCTACGACCCGCCCGGTGGCAAGAAGGAGTTCCGGCCCTGGGATGCCAAGCGTCGCAAGATGGCGCCGCCCGAGCCACGGCCGCTGTACAACCAGCCTGGCATGCGGGCGGCGGATACCGTCGTCCTGGTCGAGGGCGAAAAATCTGCCCAGGCCCTGATCGACACCGGCATCTGCGCCACCACCGCCATGCACGGAGCCAATGCGCCGATCGAGAAAACCGACTGGTCGCCGCTTGCTGGCAAGGTCGTGCTGATCTGGCCCGACAAGGACAAGCCAGGCTGGGAATACGCCGACCGTGCTTCGCAAACGATCCTGATGGCCGGGGCTCGCACTTGTCACATCCTGTACCCACCGGAGGACGCCCCCGAGGGTTGGGACGCCGCAGACGCCCGTTCGGAAGGCTTCGATGTGGCCGGCTTCATCGCGCATGGCCCGCGCATGCAAATGCACCTGGTCGATGACGATCCAGACACGCTGGCCAAAGCGGTCGGACCTGAGGAGGCAGTCTGGGGCACGGAGGATGCGCTGGCGCTGTCCTTCACCCGCCGGTATCACAAGGACTGGCGCTATGTGGCCGGCTGGGGCAAGTGGCTGGTCTGGGACGGGCAGCGCTGGCGCTCGGAAGACACGCTCGCCGCCACCGACCTGATCCGTCATGTGTGTCGGCATGCCTCGCTCAACACCCGTAACCCGCGTATCGCGTCCAAGTTGGCCGCGTCCAGCACAGTGGGCGGTGTCGAACGTCTGGCACGAGCTGACCGCAGGCATGCCGCCACTACCGAGGAGTGGGATGCCGATCCGTGGCTGCTCAACACCCCGGGCGGCGTGATCGATCTGCGCAGTGGCCGTCTGCGGCCGCATGAACGGGCTGATCGGATGACCAAGATCACCACGGCCACACCCCGAGGCGAATGCCCGCAATGGCGAGCGTTTCTGAGTGACGTGACCGGCGGTGATCAGAACCTGCAGGACTACCTGCAGCGCATGGTGGGCTACGCATTGACGGGCTCCACGCGTGAGCACGCGCTTTTCTTCCTGTACGGCACGGGCGCCAACGGCAAGTCGGTGTTCGTCAACACCCTGGCCGACATCCTGGGTGACTACGCGACCAATGCGCCCATGGACACCTTCATGGAGACACGCACGGACCGACATCCCACCGATATGGCCGGGCTGCGAGGCGCGCGCTTTGTGGCGGCCATTGAGACCGAACAGGGGCGGCGCTGGGCGGAATCCAAGGTCAAGAGCCTGACCGGCGGTGACAAGATTGCCGCGCGCTTCATGCGCCAGGACTTCTTTGAGTTCTTTCCGCAGTTCAAGCTCTTCGTGGCCGGCAACCACAAGCCCGCGATCCGCAATATCGACGAAGCCATGAAGCGGCGGCTTCACCTGATCCCGTTCACGATCACCGTGCCACCCGAAAAACGCGACAAGCACCTGCAGCAAAAGCTGCTGGCGGAACGCGACGGAATCCTTGCCTGGGCGCTGGAAGGCTGTCTGGCCTGGCAACGGCTGGGTCGGCTCGATCCGCCACAACAGGTCTTGGATGCGACGGACGAGTACTTCGAAGCCGAGGACGCCCTGGGCCGCTGGCTCGATGAACGTTGCGTGCGGTTCGGGACGGCCAAGTCGCTGACGGCTGAGCTATTCACGGACTGGAAGCAGTGGGCAGAGGCCGCTGGGGAGTTCGTGGGCTCGCAAAAACGCTTCGCCGATTTGCTGCTGACCCGTGGCTTGGAGAAGTGGCGCAACGGCATGGGCCTGCGTGGCTTCCAAGGCATTGGCCTAAAGGTGCCGCCCACACCTTCATACACCCCGTACTCGGACAACTGACCCCATGAAAACCGTGCGTCTGACGGATCGGACAGACCTTGTCGAAACCCCTATATCCCGCGCGTCACGCGCACGTGTAGAGAGTTACGTCAAAACCTGTCCGATCCGTCAGACCGAAAAAAAAGCAAGGACTGACAACATGAACACGATCATCCTCGCCCTCGATCTGGGCACCCAAACTGGCTGGGCACTGGCCTGCCGCGACGGCAGCATCACCAGTGGCAGCCAATCCTTCAAACCGCAACGCTTCGAAGGCGGTGGCATGCGCTTCTTGCGGTTCAAGCGCTGGCTCACCGACATCAAGCAATGCAATGACGGCATTGACCAGGTGGTCTTCGAAGAGGTCCGCCGCCACGTCGGTGTCGACGCTGCCCACGCCTACGGCGGCTTCATGGGCCAGCTGACCGCCTGGTGCGAGCATCACCAGATCCCGTACCAGGGCATCCCGGTTGGCACGATCAAGAAGCACGCTACCGGCAAAGGCAATGCCAGCAAGGACGAGATGGTGGCATCCGTCCGTACCCGTGGTCACAGCCCGGCAGACGACAACGAGGCCGACGCCATAGCCTTGCTCTACCTTGCCCGTGAGATGGCCGCAGAGGGGGTGTGACATGAAAGTGCCGCAATACCGCTACCGCTGCCCCCTGGGCAATCTGCAGCCGACGACACCGGACCTGGACGCCGTCAAACGCGAAGGCTGGCGCAGTGACCACATCCTGGTGGTCTCTGAGCACGACGACCGGCTGGACTGGGTGGAAAAACAATTCGTGCGCAGGCTGGGTGAACGCCTCTACGGTGATGGAGGTAATCGTCATGACTGAGACACGAACCGAATGGACGGTCGAGGACGTAGCTGCCCGCTTTGCCGAGGCTGCCGAGACGGCGCACAAGCTGCCACGCGTCAGGCCGGGTGGGTACTTCAACCCCTGGATGACGCTGGCCTTCCAAGTTCCTGAGCGCTACCCTGACCCCGAGCGGCTGTACCGACCCATGCCGCCCAGCCCCCAAGCCGTGGAGCGGATGCTCGAGACCATGCGTTGGGTGCAGTGGCTGGAAGTGGAGCAGCGACACCTGGTGTGGATGCGCGCCAACCGCTACGAGTGGCAGCAGATCGGCAGACGCTTCGCCTGTGACCGCAACACGGCAGTGCGGCGTTGGAAAAAGGCGATCTCACTGGTTTTGTTGCACCTGAATCACCCACATATCTGCAGGCCCAAAGCCATGGGTCAGGGAGGGTAAGGGTCGGTTACTTTGTCCATGGTTTCGGGTGTTTGGCCGAAATCCGCACTTGTCGGCATGCAGCATGGCGGCCCATTTGAGCGTACAGTTTCGGCTATGGTCAGGAAAGAAGCGCAAAACGCAGATGTCACCAAAACTCTGACGCATCTGACACATCCGACGCATATTTGATGGGTCCTTCCGGTCGCCTCCGCTATGCGGGGGGCAACAGCGCGAGATTTCGATAGCGACTGCCCTGAAAAACAGGTTACCACCCAGCCAGGTTACCGGCCTTTGGTTACCACCACCCCTGACAGTTACCACCCCCTGAATATTTCCAACCCGCCCGGCGGCAACGCTCGGCGGGTTTTTCAATTCCATGACGCCAACTCTGCAGATCGAATACCGCCCGATCGATGCGCTGCTGCCTTACGCTCGCAATCCGCGCACGCATTCGCCGGCGCAGATCGCCAAGATCGCGGCAAGCATCGTCGAGTTCGGCTGGACCCAGCCCATCCTGGTCGATGGCGGCAACGGCATCATCGCAGGTCATGGTCGCCTGGCGGCGGCGCGCAAGTTGGAACTGACCGAAGTCCCGGTCATTGAACTGCGCCACCTGAGCCCGGCGCAGAAACGCGCCTACGTGATCGCCGATAACCGTTTGGCCTTGGATGCCGGATGGGACGATGAGCTGTTGGCGCTGGAACTCTCGGAGCTGTCCGAGGCGGGCTACGACCTGCAGCTCACGGGTTTCGACAATGACGAGCTGACCAAGATGCTGGCTGATCTTGGTGACGGTGATGGGCAAGCGTCAGAGCAGGAGGCGGATCCGGAAGCAGGCGATGAGGTCCCGGAGCCGCCCAAGCAGCCGATCTGCCGCCTTGGCGATGTCTGGCAGCTGGGGGCGCACCGGCTGATTTGTGGAGACGCGTCCGATCCGGCGGCCATCGCCACCCTGATGCAGGGCGAGCAGGCGAGCCTGTGCTTCACCTCGCCGCCCTACGGCAACCAGCGCGACTACACCTCCGGTGGTATTGCCGACTGGGATGGCCTGATGCGCGGCGTGTTTGCGCAGGTGCCCATGGCTCCCGATGGTCAGGTGCTGGTCAACCTCGGATTGATCCACCGCGACAACGAGTTCATTCCGTATTGGGATGCTTGGCTTGGCTGGATGCGATCCCAAGGCTGGCGGCGCTTTGCCTGGTACGTCTGGGATCAGGGGCCGGGTATGCCCGGCGACTGGCAAGGACGCTTGGCACCGAGTTTTGAATTCATCTTTCACTTCAACCGCCAGACCCGAAAGCCGAACAAGACGGTGCCCTGCAAGTTTGCCGGCCAGGAAACCCATCTGCGCGCCGACGGTTCCTCGACTGCCATGCGCGGCAAGGACGGCCAGGTCAACGGTTGGACTGCAGCAGGTCAGCCGACACAGGACCACCGCATCCCCGACTCGGTGATCCGGGTCATGCGCCACAAGGGAAAGATCGGCAAGGACATCGATCACCCCGCGGTTTTCCCAGTCACGCTGCCGGTGGAGGTGATCAAGGCCTACACGGACGAAGGCGAAATCATCTTCGAACCCTTTGGCGGCAGCGGCACCACGCTGATGGCCACGCAGCGCACCGGCCGCATTGGTCGTGCGGTCGAGATTGCGCCCGAGTACGTCGATGTGGCGCTGATCCGTTTCCAACAGAACTTCCCCGGCGTGCCGGTCACTCTGGCAGCCACCGGTGAGCCCTATGAGGTCGTTGCCCAGCAACGCAAAGCCGAGCGCCGGCAAGAGAGCGAACATGCAACTGTCTGAACATTTCGAACTATCCGAGTTTCTGGTCTCGGAGACGGCGGCTCGCCGTGGCATTGCCAACGAACCCACGCCCGAAGTCATCGAAAACCTGCGTCGGCTGTGTCAGCTGGTGCTGCAGCCTTTGCGCGTCAAGCTCAGCCGCCCGGTGGTCATCACGTCTGGGTACCGCTCGCCGGCGCTCAACCGTGCCGTCGGTGGCAGCAAAACCAGCCACCACATGCAGGGGCGCGCCGCCGATCTCATCGTGCCGGGGCTGTCGCCGCTGGCGGTCTGTCAGACCGCGCAGCAGTTGAAGCTGCCCTGCGTCCAGATCATTCATGAGTTCGGGCGCTGGGCGCATCTGGCGGTGGCCCTCCCCAACGAACGCACCCAATTGCTGACCGCCAAGCTGGCGCAGGGCAAGACGGTCTATGAGCCGGGGTTGGTCCATGTCTGAACCCTGGCTCTCCACCCATATCGAACGCTGGCCCACGGCCAAGCTGGTGCCCTATGCCCGCAATGCCCGAACCCACTCGGAGGAGCAGGTGGCGCAGATCGCCGCCTCCATCGTCGAGTTCGGTTTCACCAACCCGATCCTGGCCGGCTCCGACGGCGTGATCGTTGCCGGTCACGGTCGCTTGGCCGCCGCCCAGAAGCTGGGCCTGGACACGGTGCCCGTGGTCGTCCTCGATCACCTGACGCCCACCCAGCGCCGGGCATTGATCATTGCGGACAACCGGATTGCCGAGAACGCCGGCTGGGACGATGCCATGCTGCGGATCGAACTGCAGTCGCTGCAGGAAGATGGCTTCAACCTGGACATTACCGGCTTTGATGCCGATGCCCTGGCAGAAATCATGGCCGGTGAGGAGACCACGGTCGATGGCCAGACCGACGACGATGCGGTGCCTGAGGTGCCGGTCACGCCGATTTCCCGTCCAGGGGATATCTGGGAGCTTGGGAACCACCGCCTGCTGTGTGGCGACGCCACCGACCCGGCAAGCTACGAAGCGCTGATGGCCGATGGCCAGGCCGACATGGTGTTCACCGATCCACCTTACAACGTGGACTACGCGAATAGCGCCAAGGACAAGATGCGCGGCAAGGACCGCCCGATCCTGAACGACAACCTGGGCGACGGGTTCTACGATTTCCTGTTGGCGGCAATGACCCCTATGTTGGAGCGCTGCACCGGCGCCACCTACATCGCCATGTCGTCCAGCGAGCTGGACACGCTGCAGCAAGCCTTTCGGGCCGCTGGCGGCAAATGGTCGACCTTCATCATCTGGGCCAAGAACACCTTCACGCTCGGCCGCGCCGACTACCAGCGCCAGTACGAGCCCATCCTATATGGTTGGCCCGAGGGGCAAAACCGCCACTGGTGCGGTGACCGCGATCAGGGCGATGTCTGGAACATCAAAAAGCCGCAGAAGAACGATCTGCACCCGACCATGAAACCGGTGGAGCTGGTCGAGCGGGCCATCCGCAATTCCAGCCGACCGGGTGACATCGTGCTCGACCCTTTCGGTGGCTCTGGCACCACTCTCATCGCCGCAGAAAAGTCCGGCCGCGTCGGTTGGCTGATCGAACTCGACCCCAAGTACGTGGACGTGATCGTGCGCCGTTGGCAGGACTGGAGTGGGCAGGAGGCTTACCGGGAAGCCGACGCGGTCAAGTTCAATGACCTCGCGGCACTGGCAGGCATGGCGACCCCAGCAGATTCAGCGCAGGCCGACGTATGAAACAGTCGCGCCTGATGTCCTTGGTGGAGTCGCTTGCCAATGTGCTGGTCGGGTATGGCGTGGCGGTGGCCACGCAGATAGCGGTCTTCCCGTTGTTCGGTCTGGCCGTGACCGTTGCCGAGAATCTGTTGATTGGCCTGATCTTCACGGCTGTGTCGATCGTGCGCAGTTACGCGCTGCGCCGGAGTTTTGAAGCCCTGCGTTGCGTCAGTCGGCCATGGCCTCTTCGACGATCTCGCAGTGAATCACGAACCCGGTGAGGTAAGGCAGCCCCTTGGGGATGCCGTACTGCCTGCTGGTCTGACGCCCGATGGTCCAGTCCATCCAGCGTTGGGTGGCGGCGTGGATCGCATCCTTCAGGTTGGCGCCTGCGTGCAGTTCGTTCAGGACGTCGTCGGCAAAGTGACGACCGTGGCGGCTGTCGAGGAAGGTGCGGACCGATTCGAGGGGCTGGTCGGTGGCGTCTGAGATCGCGGTCATCGCGATCGGCCAGACGGCTTCCGCCCGTTCATTCATCGATCCCCAAAAGCCCCAGGCTTCGTTCATGGAGGCGGGGATCTGTGCTTGCTGGGTGGCGGTCATCGTTGGCTCCGTGTCTGTGTTGGCGATGACTCCATTGACGCGCTGTTCGATTTGAAAGCCAAGGCTTTCTCGATCATTCTTGGAGGCCGTGATCATTTCGCGACGCTGGCCAATTCGGCCTGGGCGTTGGCAATCAGGTCCAGGCGCAGGTTGGGCGTGATATTGCAGGCCAGGGCGTTGAGCGCCCAGTTCATCACTTGCGATTTATCCCGGGGCGTCTCGGCGGTATCGAGCCGCTCGATGTAGTGGTCTAGATCCCGTAGGCTGCGCTCCAGGGTGGAGCGGGCGGTCAGCAAGGCATCTTTGGCCTTTTGTTCGGTCATTTGGCGCATCAGGGTATCAAGGTCGAGTGTCATGGTGGGGCTCCGTTCAATCGTTTGGCGATGACCCCATTGACGCGCTGTTCGATTGAGAAGCCAAGGCTTCAACAGAAGAAGATGCAGAGCGTGGCGGCAGAGCCACTACCCCAGACGGGCTGCGTAGCGCGCATAGTCCCCGCCAGACGGGTCGACGTACAGATAAGGGCGACCGGGGGCGTAGACTTCCAGGCACAGGCGCCCCTGGCCCACATACCCGCCTTTGCCAGCCAGCCAGTCGCGCGAGGCCAGCAAGTTGGCGGCGAAGCCATCGAATTCTTCGGGCGTCATGGTCCGGGTCTCGGTGACGTAGACCACGTAGTCGCCGCTGGCGCTCATGTCCTTCAAGTCCGCTGGCTTGCGTGCAAACGGCAGCCGGATGCCGAGTTGTTCGACCTGAATCTCCTGGCCCTCCCACTGGAGGGTCATGGGCGTGCGTTCAATGGTGATGGACATGCTGGGCATGGTGATCCTTTCTGGTTTTTGAAGTGCTGTACTTGGGGTGCTTGGCGGTGGTCTGCAAGGCTTCCACCCCAGCCAAGGCCAAGGTGAGCACAGCGTTGTGAAACGCCGCCTCTGTCAAACAGGGTGCCAGGCAGGCGTCTTCCAGCAGGCTGTCGATGGCCGGTGCCACCTTGGCGCGCATCGCGGCATGCACCGCATGCTGGAGCGCCGGGCTGGCGGTTTTGATTTCGGGGCAGAGGCTGATCAGGGTGCGAAACGCCTGGTCGGCCAGGCGCTGCCCCAACTCGTCGATGCGTTGTAAGTTGGGCCGGGCGTTCATGCGACATCCCCATCGGTAGAGACGGGATCAATGCGGTACACCCGCTGACCACCAGACTCCTTGCTGGAGTGGATGGTCAGGCCCAGGCGCTTCTTGAGCGTGCCGGCCAAGGTACCTCTCACGGTGTGCTGTTGCCATTGAGTGGCTTCCATGATCTGCGCGATCGTGGCGCCCTCGGGTCGCTGCAGCAGACCGATCACCAGGGCTTGCTTGCTGTCGGCCCGCGTGCGAACCGGTTTGTGCTGGATGGGTGTCTGCCAACTGGCCTCGGCCTTGGTGACATCGGCTTCCAGTTCCGGATCGTCCAGTGTGATGGTCGGTGGCAAGGCGCCCGGTCGGGGCAGGCCCAGGGCGTCGTAGCCCTCGGCAGCGACCACCCAGTCATCGCCGTCGGGCGTGATCAGGGCGCGTTTGAACAGGCCTTCGAGCACCTTGGCGCGGGCACCGCCCTTGATGTGCTCGGGGAACCAGGCGATCTTGCCGGCGCTGTCCTGAACGGCGTGCGCCAGGATGGCCTGCTGGTTGGGGTTGAGTGTGGTGGCCATGGCTGCCTCAGGCTTGAAGGGCGGTGGCGCTGCCGTTGGTGGGGTGGTTTCCGTTGGCCTTGCGGCTGCGATTCACCGGCTGCTTGGGCGTGCCTCCTGCCGCCCGCAGGCCTGCGTCAAACGCGGCTTGCAAGGCGCTCTTGACGCCCCAGACGCTGACATCGTGAAAGTCCAGGCTGTCGCGGTGGCGGGTTTGCAGGGTTTCGATGAACAGATGGTCCATGGCAATCGATTCGAACAACAGTTCGATCTCGTCGGGGGAGAGTGCGGTGGGGGGCGTCTTCTTGGCCATTGGGGGGCTCCTTGGTGGTGGGTTGCTTGTCAATCGACATCCGCATTCACGCGCTGTGCGCCACAGAAGCCAAGCTCTTTCTTATCCCGGGTGATTCACTCGCCTTTGCCTGACCACTTCGCTTAGGAGGCCACCCACTTGCACTGGTAGATCTTCACCATGGGACTGTCCATTCGCGCCTACGCGCGCCACCGAGGTGTGTCGCACGTGGCCGTCAAGAAGGCCATCGACACGGGCCGTATCACGCCTTTGCCGGACGGCACGATTGATCCGGTGGCGGCCGATGCCCAGTGGGCGGCCAACACCACACCGACCCGGCGGTCAGTAGCGGCCGAGCCTCAACTGGCGCCGCAGCCTGCCGCAGCAGCCCGCGCGATCCCGCAAGCGTCCGCATCTGCCAGCACCCGTCCGCAGCGTGAGGTCGCTGAACCACCGACGCCGGCGCTCTCTACCGGCGGCACCTCGCTGCTGCAGGCGCGCACGGTCAATGAGGTGGTCAAGGCGCAGACCAACAAGGTCCGCCTGGCACGTCTCAAAGGCGAGCTGGTCGACCGTTCGCAGGCCGTGGCCCACGTGTTCAAGCTGGCCCGTGCCGAGCGCGATGCCTGGCTCAACTGGCCGGCACGGATTTCGGCGCAGATGGCTGCCGGCCTGAACGTCGATCCCCATGTGCTGCACGTCGCGCTGGATGCCGCCGTGCGCCAACAGCTGCAGGACCTGGGCGACTTGCAGCCCAAGGTAGATTGAACATGGACGAGCTGTATTACGAAGGCTGGGACGCGATCGAGCGTGCCTGGCGTGAAGGCCTCACACCCGATCCGCTGCTCACGGTCTCCGAATGGGCAGACAAGCACCGGGTGCTCTCCAGTAAGGCTGCCTCAGAGCCGGGCCGCTGGCGCACCAGCCGCACGCCTTACCTGCGCGAGATCATGGATTGCCTGTCCCCGATGTCACCGATCGAGCGGGTGGTGTTCATGAAGGGGGCCCAGGTCGGTGGGACGGAGCTGGGCCTGAACTGGGTCGGCTACGTGATCCACCACGCACCGGGCCCGATGATGGCGGTGTGGCCAACGGTGGAGATGGCCAAGCGGGCCTCCAAGCAACGCATCGATGCACTCATCGAAGAAAGCCCCGCTATCCAGGAACGGATTGCACCGGCGCGCAGCCGCGATTCGGGCAACACCATCCTGGCCAAGGAATTTCATGGCGGTGTGCTGGTCATGACCGGCGCCAACAGCGCGGTTGGCCTGCGCTCGATGCCGGTGCGCTACTTGTTCCTGGACGAGGTGGATGGCTACCCGCTGGATGTCGAGGGTGAAGGTGATGCGATTTCGCTCGCGGAGGCGCGCACCCGTACGTTTGCCCGGCGCAAGATCCTGATCGTCTCGACGCCGACGATTGCCGGGGCCAGCGCGGTGGATCGGGAGTTCGAAGCCTCGGATCAGCGCCGCTACTTTGTGCCGTGCCCACACTGCGCGCACCGCCAGTGGCTGCGCTTTGAGCAGCTGAGATGGGAGCGCGGACAGCCCGAGACGACGGTCTACATCTGTGAAGGCTGTGGTGAACCGATCGCCGAGCACCACAAGACCTGGATGCTGGAAAACGGCCAGTGGCAGGCTTGCGCTCCGGAGAACGCTGGCCGTACAGCAGGCTTTCATCTCTCCAGTCTTTACAGCCCGGTGGGCTGGCGTAGCTGGATCGAGATTGCCCGGGCCTGGGAGTCGGCGGCGATGTCGGACACCCGTTCGGCATCTGCCATCAAGACTTTCAAGAACACCGAACTCGGTGAGACCTGGGTCGAGGAAGGCGAAGCGCCGGATTGGCAACGTCTGCTGGAGCGACGCGAGGATTACCGCGTCGGCACCGTGCCCGCTGGTGGCTTGCTGCTCACCGCTGGTGCCGACGTGCAGAAGGACCGCATCGAAGTCTCGGTCTGGGCCTTCGGGCGGGGCAAGGCGGCGTGGCTGGTCGAGCACCGGGTGTTGATGGGTGACACCGCTCGAGCCGAGGTTTGGTCGGCCTTAGCCAAGCTGATGGGTGAAACCTGGACTCACTCAAGCGGCTGCCAGCTGAGCCTTGCGCGCATTGCCCTGGATACCGGCTACGCCACCCAGGAGGCCTATGCCTTTGTGCGCTGCGTGCGGGATACCCGGCTCATGCCCATCAAGGGCATTGCTGGTGGTGCGGCACTGATCGGCACACCCACGGCGGTGGACGCCACAGCGAGCGGAAAAAAGCTGCGCCGGGGCATCAAGGTGTTCCCGGTGGCCAGCGGCATTGCCAAGCTGGAGTTCTACAACAACCTGCGCAAGAGTGCGGAGGTGGCCGAGGACGGCACGACTCCGATCTACCCGGCGGGCTACGTGCATCTGCCCAAAGTCGATGCCGAATACCTGCAGCAACTCTGTGCCGAGCAGCTGATCACACGGCGCGACCGCAATGGCTTTGCCCATCGCGAGTGGCAAAAGATGCGTGAACGCAACGAGGCGCTGGACTGCTACGTCTACGCCCGAGCGGCGGCTGCAGCGGCCGGTCTGGACCGGTTCGAGGGCCGGCACTGGCTCGAATTGGAAAAGCAACTTGGCGTCGGCCCTCCCACCGATATCCCTCTGACTAACACCCCCGAGGCCACCCGAGAGCAGAAGTTCGACGGTGGCCTCAGCACTTCTGGCAGCACCTCAGCGCCCGCGCGGCGTGTGGTACGCAGCCGATGGATGACCTGACATGACCTACACCCCTGAACATTTGCAGGCCTTGCGTGAAGCCCTGGCCAGTGGCGAGCACCGCGTGACCTACGAAGGCAAGAGCATCGAGTACCGCAGTGTGGCCGATCTGAAAGCGGCGATTGCCGAGGTCGAAGCCACCATGACCCGTGAGTCTGGGGCACCGAAATCGCGCCAGATCCGTGTGAACACGAGCAAGGCGCTCTGATGGCCTGGCTCAAAAACCTTCGTCGCCGCATGTTCGGCGGCGTGCCTGTCTATGACGGTGTCGGCGGTGGGCGTCGTGCTTTGGCCTGGATGCCGGGTAACCCAGGTGCTGTGGCCGTCTTGTCGCTGGCCCAGGACGAGCTGCGCGCCAAGAGCCGAGATCTGGTGCGTCGCAATGCCTGGGCCGCTGCCGGCATCGAAGCTTTTGTGGCCAATGCCATCGGCACGGGCATCAAGCCGCAGAGCATGGTGCAAGACCAGGCCACGCGCGAGGCCATCCACAGCCTGTGGTGGGACTGGTGTGAGCAGGCGGATGCAGCAAGCCTGACCGACTTCTATGGACTGCAGGCCTTGGCCACCCGCGCCATGCTCGAGGGTGGCGAAGCACTGATCCGGTTGCGTTACCGGCGTGTCGAAGATGGATTACCGGTGGCACTGCAGATCCAGGTGCTGGAGGCCGAGCATCTCCCGACAACGATGAACCGCGATCTGGCCAGCGGCAATGTGATCCGTGCGGGTATCGAGTTCGACCGCTTGGGTCGCCGGGTGGCGTACCACCTGTACCGCTCGCACCCCAACGACGGATTGTTGGCCCCGATGTCCAGCCAGGGCGGTATGGACACTGTGCGTGTAGACGCCAGTGAAGTGATTCACCTGTTCCGTCCCTTGCGTCCTGGCCAGATCCGAGGGGAGCCGTGGCTGACGCGGGCACTGGTCAAGCTCAATGAACTCGACCAGTACGACGACGCGGAACTGGTGCGCAAGAAAACCGCCGCCATGTTCGCCGGTTTCATCACCCGCATGGCCCCAGAAGACAACCTGATGGGCGAGTCGGCGGCGGATGCCAATGGCGTCGCTCTGGCGGGCATGGAACCCGGCACGCTGCAGATCCTGGAGCCGGGGGAAGACATCAAGTTCTCGGCCCCCGCTGATGTCGGCAGTTCCTACGCCGAATTCATGCGCCAGCAGTTCCGGGCCGTGGCTGCGGCCATGGGCATCACCTACGAGATGCTCACCGGAGATCTGACGCAAGTGAACTACTCGTCTATTCGGGCAGGCCTGCTGGAGTTCCGCCGGCGCTGCGAAGCCTTGCAGCACGGCGTGATCGTGCACCAGCTGTGTCGGCCGATCTGGCGAGCCTGGATGGATCAGGCGGTGCTGGAAGGAGCGCTGGATCTTCCCGGCTACCGCAAAGACCGTCGCCCCTACCAGTCGGCCAAGTGGATCCCGCAGGGCTGGAGCTGGGTCGACCCGCAAAAGGAATTCAACGCCATGAAGCTCGCTATCCGGGCGGGCTTGATGAGCCGGTCGGAAGCGATCTCCGGCAACGGCTACGACGCTGAGGACGTGGATCGTGAGATTGCCGCTGACAAGGCCCGAGCCGATGACTTGGGTTTGGTCTTCGATTCAGATCCCCGTTACGACTAACCCCTCACGACCCCATCACCACCGGCCAGCGATGCCACGCTGTCCGATCTCTCAACTGATACTTCTCTGGAGTAGTTCATGCTGCCTCACCTCGCTTCCCGCCTGTTCGGGACGCCCTTACTCGTCCATCGCGCCAAACTCGATGTCATTCTGGCGGTGATGGGCGAGCGCTTAGGCATCGCGCCTCCATTGGCGGATCTGGCCTTGCCGGTACCGAAGTCGGCTACCACCGCTCCAACGGGGATTGCCGTCATTCCCATTCTGGGAACTCTCGTCAAGCGCTCACTCGGCATGGAAGCCGCCTCGGGCCTGACGTCCTATAGCGAGATCGCCGCGATGCTGGATGCGGCCGTCGCCGATCCCATGGTCAGCGGCATCCTGTTCGACATCGATTCCCCGGGCGGTGAAGCCTCGGGCAGTTTCGAATTGGCCCGCCGTGTGCGCGAGGCAGCCGCCATCAAGCCCGTCTGGGCCGTGGCCAACGATGCGGCGTACTCAGCCGCCTATGCGATTGCTGCCAGTGCCCAGCGTCTGTTCGTCACCGAAACCGGTGGCGTGGGGTCGATCGGGGTCATCGCGCTGCATGTCGACCAGTCGATCAAGGATGCCAATGACGGCTACCGCTACACGGCCATCACCGCTGGCGCGCACAAGAACGACTACTCCCCGCACGAACCCTTGTCGGATGCAGCCAAGTCGGAACTGCAAAGTGAAGTCGACCGGCTCTACGCGATCTTCACTGAACACGTCGCGGCCATGCGCGGGCTGGATCTCGATGCCGTGCGTGCGACCGAAGCTGGACTCTATTTCGGCAGCAATGCCGTAGTTCAGGGGCTTGCCGATGGTGTCCAAACCCTGGACGCCACGCTCACCGAATTCCACTTGTTTCTCAACGCCCCTAAAAACGCCTCCCAAAACGCCCTTATCCAGTCGCCGTCTCAGGTGCGGGGCGTCTTCCGTGCTGAGACGGCCTATCCAAGAAAGGATCTGAACATGAGTGAAGAACAAACCATCGATATTCCCGGTGGAGAGGAAGCTGCTACGCAAATGGCGCAAGCCGTGGCCGATGCCAAACGTGATGTCACCCAAACCGCGCAGGCCATTGCCGAAATTTGCATGCTCGCCGGTTGTCCCGAGCGTGCCGCTGAATTCATCGCAGCGGGCAAGTCGCAGTCCGAGGTGCGCCGCGTACTGATCGATGCGCGTGCCGCCCACGCTGAAGCCACCGAGATTTGCTCGACCATCACCGCTGAGGCGGGTACCGCCGTACCCAGTCACGCCGAAGCTTCGCCGATCGTCGCCGCCGTCAAGAAACTCACTGGCGCTGCCTAAGAACGGAGTACCCCATGTCCGTCATCACCCAAGCCTTTGATCTCGCCGACCTGCTGCGTTTCGAGGGCGAGAACCGCTATTCCCGTGAACGCGCCACGCTCGCTGCCGGGCACAACCTGATGCTTGGCACCGTGATCGCCACCGATACGGCCACTGGCAAGATCGCCCCGCTCGATCCGGCTGAAACCGGCTCGCTGGCTGAAGCCACGGGTGTGCTGCTCAACGATTGCGATGCCACTGCTGCTGACAACCCCGATGCCCTGATGGTGGTCCGCTACGCCATCGTCTTGCGCGATGCGCTGATCTGGCCAGTGGCGATCACCGTTGAGCAAAAAGCGGCCGCCATTGCCCAGCTGCGAGCACTGGGAATTCTGGTCCGCGACGCTGTTTGAACCCTCACCACCTCGCCACCACACCCACTTTCTTCCGTCATTCCTCCGGCCCGCTGGTTATTCCGCAGGCCGTTCCTTTTATTGGAGCCCTCTCATGCAAAACCCTTTCCAGAATCCCGGATTCTCGATGGCCAGTCTCACGGCGGCCATCAACCTCATCCCCAACCGCTATGGTCGGCTCGAAGAACTCAACCTGTTCCCGGCCAAGCCCGTGCGCACGCGCTCGGTGGTGATCGAATCGCGCAATGGGACGCTGAACCTGCTGCCCAGTCTGCCGGTGGGCAGTGCCGCGACGCAGAACAAGCACGACAAGCGCCAACTGCACTCGTTCGTGATCCCGCATATCCCATTGGAAGACGTGGTACTGCCCGAGGAAATCCAGGGTGTACGCGCCTTTGGCTCTGAGACCGAAATGGAAACGGTGGCCCAGGTGCTGGCCCAGCATCTGGAGTCCATGCGCAATAAGCACGCCATCACCCTGGAACACCTGCGCATGGGTGCGTTGAAGGGCGTGATTCTGGATGCCGATGGCAGCGTGCTGCACAACCTCTTCGATGTCTTCAAACTCACGCCCACCACGGTCAATTTCCAGCTCAATGCCGACGGCACCAAGGTGCGCAATAAGTGTTCCGATGTGGTGCGCAGCATCACCGAGAATCTGCGCGGTGAGTTCATGACAGGCGTGCGTTGCCTGTGCTCGCCCAGCTTCTTTGCCAAGCTCACCGAGCACGCCAATGTCGTCAAGGCCTACGAGAATTACGCCCAGGGCGCCATGCTGCGTGACGATGTGCGTAACGGCTTTGCTTTTGGCGGCATCGTCTATGAGGAGTATGTCGGCAAGGCCAGCTATCTGGATGGGGCTGGCACCAGCCAGACGCGTGACTTCATCGCCGAAGGCGAAGCCCATGCCTTCCCGCTGGGGACGGTGGACACCTTTGCCACCTACTTCGCACCGGCCGACTTCAACGAGACGGTCAATACGCTCGGTCAGCCCATCTACGCCAAGCAGGAGCCGCGCAAGTTTGATCGGGGAACCGATCTGCACACGCAGAGCAACCCGCTGCCGATGTGCCATCGTCCTGGCGTGCTGGTCAAGCTGACCATGGCGTGATGGGGCGGCACACACAGCCCTTCGCCCGCCTGCTCATCAGCACCTTCCTGCACCTTGGTACACCGGGCACCTACCGGCGTTCTGATGGGGCGGAGGTCGCCACGCACTTCATTGCCAAGACACCGGATGTCGTCGCGTCCTTTGGCGACACCCGGCTGGTGATGGCGACGCACCGCTTCGATCTGCTCGCGCGGGATGTGCCGGATCCGCAGGAAGGGGAGCGTTTCATCCTCGACGGTCAGACCTGGCAGGTGGTGGGTGAGCCGCTGGCTGATCGTGATCGCCTGATCTGGACCATTACTGGAGCACCGGTATGAGGTTGATGGCGGCGCTTTCCGGAGAACTCAACCAAATGCTGGCCGATGAGGTACGCATTGCCGAGCAGGCGGTGACGCAGTCGATTCGCGAAGCCACCGACGGTCTGAAAAACGAACTGCGCAGCCAGATCAAAGGCGCTGGCCTTGGTCAGCGTCTGGCCAACACCTGGCGCGGCGAGGTCTATCCCAAGGGCCAGATGAGCATCAAGGCGGCAGGCTTGGTCTACAGCCGCGCCCCGGAAGTGGTTGGCGCCCACGCCCAGGGTGCCACCATCCGTTCCAAGGACGGCTTCTGGCTGGCGATCCCGCTACCCGCTGCTGGAAAAGGTCCACGTGGCAAACGCATGACCCCCGGTCTTTGGGAAAAGCTCCGTGGCCAGCGCCTGCGCTTCGTCTACCGCCGAGGCAAGCCCTCGCTCTTGGTGGCCGAGAACCAGCGTGCCCGCCAGGGCCAACGCGGTGGCTTCTCGGCTGCCTCGCAGAAGGCCCAAGCCACCGGCCGAGGCTTGGTCACCGTGCCGATGTTTCTGCTGGTGCCCCAGGTGACGCTCAAGAAGAAATTCGACATCGACAGCGCTTCGCGCCGTTGGGTCAGCACGCTGGCCAACCGGATCGCCAATCGCTTCGATGAAGCTGAACGCCGAGGAGCGATCCCATGAGCCAACGACCCAGTCAACGTGAGAGCGCCATCGGCGCATTGTTCTCCGTGCTTGGTCAGTTGTCCTTGGGCACATCCGGCACCTCGGTCAAACGTAACGCCGCTGTGCCCGAGCGTGTGTCCGACCACGCCATGGCCATCCTGCGTGACGGCGAGATGGGCGAGCCCGAGGTGTCGCTCTCGCCGTTGACCTACCACTGGCAGCACCAAGTGACCATCGAACTGTTCGTGGCCGACCCGGATGCCAGCGCGCGCGATGCGCGCATGGACGGTCTGTTGGTAGAGCTTGCCGCCCTGATCGAAGCCGACCGCACGTTGGGCGGTGTCATCGAGTACGCCGACATCGGCCCACCCAAGTTCGACGAACTGGCCCCCGACGGCAGCAGCGGCATCAAGGCCTGCCTGCTGCCCATGGTCCTGCACTACAGCAGCAGCGGCCCCCTGAACTGAATCCATCCTCCAAGGAGAAACCTTATGGCCCGTGCCTATGGCGCGAACGCCAGCCTCTTGGCCGCGTTCGAAACCACCTACGGCAGCAACCCAGTGGGCGACTACTGGAAGCTGCCCTTTGTATCCACCACCCTAGGCTCCGAACAAGGGCTGATCGCCAACGACTTGATCGGTCTGGGGCGCGACCCCAGTGCCCCGATCCGCGACGTGATCAAGGTCGAGGGCGACATCGTCGTGCCCATTGATGTGCGCAACATCGGCATCTGGCTCAAGGCCCTGCTGGCCGATGCCAGCACCAGTGGCTCTGGCGTTGTCACTCACACCTTCACGTCTGGCAAACCGAGCCTGCCCAGCCTGACACTGGAGACGGGCTTGCCCGACATCCCGGCCTGGTTTGTGGCTTCCGGCGTCATGGTCAACAGCCTGCAGGTGGGTTTCGCACGCTCTGGCGCCGCCAACGCCACCGTGGGCCTGATCGCCCAGGGCGAAGCCAAGCAGGCCGCCACGCTCGACGCCTCACCCGCCACGCGAGATCTGATCCGTTTCAACCAGTTCCAGGGCTCTATCAAGCAAGGCGGCTCTGCCTTGGGCAATGTGGTCTCAGCGCAGCTGACCTACTCCAACAACCTGGAACGCATCGAGACCATCCGCTCCGACGGCAAGATCGACGGCGCTGACCCCACGGTGGCCAGTCTCACCGGCAATCTCGAAGTGCGCTTTGCCGATACCACGCTGATCGATGCCGCCACCAACAACACGCCGCTGGAACTGACCTTCGGCTACGCGATCGACGCCGATCGGCGATTGACCTTCATCGCCCATGAGGTCTACCTGCCCAAGCCCAAGCTGTCCATCTCTGGCCCCGGTGGCATCCAGGCCACCTTCGAGTGGCAAGCCGCCAAGGCCGCCGGTGTGGCGCGCATGTTCACCGTCGAACTGGTGAACGACGTCTCCAGCTATTGAGGAAACTCATCATGATCAAACTGAATCTCCCGCGTGAGCCGCACTGGATCACGCTGGCCGCCGGTGTGCGCCTGCAGGTCCGTCCTGCCACCACCGCGCTCGTCATGGCCGCGCGCCATGCCGCCTCCAAAGTGGCGGGTACCGACACCGCTGCCGCCGGCGAGCGCACCGCCACCCTCATCACCGAACTGGCCAAGCTGGCTGTGCTCGCCTGGGAAGGCGTGGCCGACGACAAAGGCAAGCCCGCCGCCGTCACCCCCGAGGGTGTGGCTGCACTGATGGAACACTGGCTGCTGGCCGACGCCTTCGAGCGCGAATACCTCGCCGGCCTCTACGCCCTGGATGCCGAAAAAAACGCCTGAAGGCCCGCACCGCATGGCACTTCGGTGGCGGGCCGAGCTATTGCAGTGCCTGTCCCGAGCCATGTCCCGAGTGTCCGTACACCATGAACGCCCCCCAAAGCCTGGATGGCTGGCAAGCCGCCAGTGCCATTGAAGTCTGCGCCAGCCAGTTGCGCATGGCCCAGGGCCGGGTGGTCGGGCTCGATCTGAACGCCTGGATGCTGGCCTGTGAGAGCACGGGATTGGACAAAGCCACGGCGATCGATCTGTTCTCAGCGGTCGAGGCGGGCCTGATGAGCACCTTTGAACAAGACGAATAACCCTGGCGATTGATTTCCTCCCATGGCTGAACGCAATCTCTCCATCCGCCTGTCCGTGGTCGACGGCGGCAAGGTCAAGGCCGAGCTGTCCGAGATCGGTGAGAAGGGGGAGCGCTCGCTCAAAAAAATCGAGTCGGCAGCCACCCCAGCCTCTGGCGGTCTGAAGCTCCTGTCCAGCGCCGCCAACGACGCCAAGTTCCAGTTGGAAGCGGCGACCGAACGACTTGGGCTTTTGGGATCAGTGCTGGGCAAGCTCGGCCCTGCCGGTCTGATCGCAGGTGCCAGCATCGCCGCACTGGGTGTGGGCATCACGGCATTGGTCATGCCGGTGGCACGCGTGGGCGATGAATTCTTCAAGCTCTCGCAAAAGACCGGCGTCTCGGTCGAGGCGCTGACCGCGCTGGACTACGCCGCCAAGCTGTCGGATGTCAGCACCGAAGGCCTGACCAAGGCACTGCAAAAGCTCTCGGTCGCCATGTTCGACACCCAGGTCAACGGCGAAGAGGGCAGCGCGGCACTGAAAGCCCTGGGCGTGTCGGCCACCGATGTGCACGGGCAAATCCGTCCGACCGAACAGGTGTTGCTCGACCTGGCCGACAAGTTCTCGGCCTTGCCCGATGGGGCCGACAAGGCAGCACTTGCCGTCAAGCTCTTCGGCAAGGAAGGCTTGGCCATCATCCCGTTCCTGAACCAGGGGCGCGAAGGCATCGCGGCGCTGATGGAAGAAGCCCAGCGCCTGGGTCTGGTCATGTCCGAAGACGTGGCGCGGGCCTCCGAGATCTTTAACGACAACCTGACGCGCTTGTCTGCCATTTTTGAAGGCGTGCAACGCCAGATCGGTGCGGCCGTCATCCCGGTGTTGGCCGACTTCACCGAGCAGGTGATCCTGGCGCAGGGCGAGACCGGCAGCTTCAGCAATGAACTGCAGCGCATCACATCCAACCGAGAGGCCACGCTCGCGTTTCTGGAGTCGGTCGCCTCGGGGCTGGCATTCATTGCCGAGTCGGCCGTGCTGGCCAAGCGCGTGATTGCCCAGCCCTTTGACAGCCTGTCGGTGGTGGGCAAGGACATCGAGACCTGGTTCAAGACCGACCTGTTGCGCTCGATGAAGTCCATGGGCTTTGATCCCAAGGTCATCGATGCCGAAATCGCCAAGCTGCAAGGTGCGCGTGACGACTACGTGCGCGCGGCCAACGACCGACTCTTCAACATCAACCAGAACCCCGGCTATGTAGACCGGGTCGCGAAATTCTTCGACGAGCAGCGCCGCACCGTGCGCGTCATGGGCCAGAAGTTCGTGCTCGACACCGAAGCCCAGGCCAAGGAAGTCCAGGCCATCTACGACAAGTTCCTGCCGACGCTGCCGCGCAAGCCTCGGATGGAGTTGGACCTCTCCGGCTTTCAAAAGTCCAAGCCGGCAGAAAAACTCAACGAAGGCGAGGCGTTCTTGAACCAACTGCGCTCGCGCCTGACCCGCACCCAGGAGGGCGAAGCCGCCGAACTGCGTGCCCGGGCATTGCAGATTGAAGCCAAGGGCTACAAGGGCGTGGCGGCCGAAGCCGAGCAGTACATCCAGGTGCTCGAAGCCATCGAGCGTCAAAAGGAGGCGAACAAAGCCTTTGACGCTTTTGAGAAAGAAGAAGCTGCCTCGCGCAAGATCACCGAAGGCCTGATCGGCAGCAACCGCCAACGCATCGAAGCCCTGCAACTGCAGCGCGAGATGCTGGACCTGACGGACACCGAGCGCGCCGTCCTGCAAGCCCGCACCGATCTGGAAAAGACCGCCGCCACAGCGCGCAAGGAAGCCAATCAGATCGAAGACGCTGGCCTGCGGGTGCAGACGCTGGAAGCCATCAACGACGCCCTGGCGCGGCAACTGCCCATCGTCGAAGAACTGGTCAGGGCCAATGCCGAGTACCAACGCAGCTTCGAATACGGCGCCAAGTCAGCGCTCAAGTCCTACATCGACGATGCGACCAATGCCGCCAAGCGGGCCCAGCAGGTCACGGTCAACGCCTTCCGTTCCATGGAGGATGCGCTCACTCGCTTTGTTATGACCGGCAAGTTGGACTTCAAGAGCATGGCCGACTCCATCATCGCCGACCTGGTGCGCATCCAGATCCAGCGTGCCATCACCTTGCCGCTGGCCAACTGGCTGGGCAGTGTGATCCCGGGCATGGGCGGTGGCACTGCAGCAGGTGCCTTCCCAGCCGGCAGCAGCGACCTGATGGGCACGATGGCCAATGTTGCCCACAGCGGTGGCGTGATCGGCGCCGATGCCCTGCTGAGCCGCTCCGTGCCTCCGGGCGTCTTCACTGGCGCTCAACGTTTCCACACCGGCGGCATCGTTTCGGGCGAAGTGCCCATCATCGCCCAGGAGGGGGAGGCGGTCTTCACCCGCGGGCAGATGCGTGCGCTCGGAGGTGCCTTGTCGGCCAAGTCCCAGCCGCCCGCTGTGAACGTGCAAGTCAACGTGGTCAACAAGGCCCAAGGGGTGGATGCCCGCATCGAGCAGCAGCGCCAACCCGATGGTGGACTGCGCCTGGATGTCTTCATTGAGCAGATCGAAGGCCGCATGGCGCGCGCCATCAGCCAGGGCACCGGTATTGCGCCGACGCTGGAGCGCCGCTATGGCTTGAACCCGGCCATGGGAGCCGTGCGATGACCACCGTGAACAACCTGACCGTCTGGCCCGAAACACTGCCGCCGCCCCGGGTCGAGGGTTACAGCCTGTCGCCTCGGCCCAGCCTCTTGCGCACCGAGATGGAAACCGGCGCGGCTCGGCACCGGCTGCGCTCACTCACTGCCCACTATCAGATGCAGGCTGAGTGGCGCTTCTCGGAATTCCAGTTCGCGGTGTTCGACGCCTGGTGGGCCTTGAACACCCGGCTGGGCGAGCAGTGGTTTGTGCTCCCGCTGGCCGTGCCGCTGGATGTGCAGGCGGTGGAGGCGCGTTTCCTGGCTCCGTGGCAGGCGGAACTCCTGCCTGCCAAACGCTGGCGAGTCGCCGCGCAGCTGGAAATCCGCAACCTGCAGCGCCTGACCGCCGAGGAGTTGGAGGCGGCCAGCATTTACGGCGATGTCGAGATGGCTCTGGCCGACCGGCTGCACCGCTGGCTGCACGAGCAGATGGGCACGCCCAGCACCCCGCCGTATTTTTGAGGGCAAAACAAGGAAGAGCCATGACGATCAAAGATCAACTGCTGCGCTCGGTCACGCAACTGGAGACCGACAGTGGCCTGGTGCACAACTGGGCTCATGGCGATGCCAATGCCCAGATCAGCACCGAACGCGGACCGGTGCGCTCGCCCGCCAAACTGATCGCGGACAAGGATGCCGAGATCAACCAAGCGGCGAACAATCTGCTCTCGCGCGCGCAGACGGCAGCCAGCCAGTCAGAGGCTTCGGCCAGCACCGCCAATCAGCAGGCCAGTGCTGCATCCGGTTCGGCCAGCCGGGCTTCCACGTCGGAATCCAATGCGGCGGCTTCGGCCAGCGCCGCCAGCGCCAGTGCCACGGCTGCCGATGTATCCGCCGATGCTGCGTCAGATTCAGAGGTCAATGCCGCGCTGAGTGAATCGCGTGCGCGTCAATCGGCCGCGGCCGCCGCCGTCTCGTCCTCCCATGCAGGCGATCACGCAGTCACTGCCGCCACCCGTGCGGGCGAAGCACAGCAATCGGCCCAGTCCGCATCCACCCAAGCCAATGCCGCTGCCCAATCCGCCACACAGGCGCAAGTGGCCGCTGATACCAGCGCGGTCATGGCCAGTACCGCCAATGCCGCCCAGGAAGCAGCCACCAAGTCGGCACAAAAGGCGGCCTCATCCGCTACGACGGCACGCACCCAGGCCAAGAAGTCCCAGCAGTCGGCCGACGAGGCCTTCGCCTTCAAAACCGACGCCCAAACCGCCCAACTGGCGTGCAGCACCTACGTCGACCAGGCCGATGCCTTGGTCGCGGCTCCCTACACCCAGATGGCGGCGCACCTGATCGCCACCCAAGTGGTGGTGATCGAGCACCACGCCTTCACCTGACCCGAATTCTTCAAGGAGCCTTTCCATGGCCGAATCTGCCAGCGGTCTGATGACCGAAGTGGCGGCGCTCACGCACGCCACCACGCAACTGCTCAATACCGTCAATGTCCGCAAAGCCACGCTGGACGCGAGCGTCGACGCTGCTGCGGGCAGTGCCACGTCTGCGGCCAACAGCGCCCAGGCTGCCAGCCAAAGTGCATCGGCCGCAGCCGCCACCCTGGACGAGACCGAGGCCGCCCGGGACACCGCGCTGACCTTCCGTGATCAGGCGATGGCTGTGGTCACCAGCAACGATGGCTCCTTCGATTCTGCCCCGGGCAAAGTACCCGTGGCCGGTCTGGACGGCAAGGTCGACTACGACTACCTGCCTCTGGCCAGCCACAACGCCATCTTGGCCGAGGCTCTGGTCTCCGCCACCCATGAAAACCTGCGCGACTTCTTCGACGACCGCGAGGTCAAGTCCCAGGTCCAAACCAACACCGGCAATCTGGCAGGTCTGACCACCCGGGTTTCGACTGAAGTCGCCCGGCTGGACCAGAAGATCGACACCCTCGAACCCGGCATCCCGCCTGCCTACCAGGGGCTGATCGAGCAAGATTTCCTTATTGATGGGTTTGAGTCGGCTTACACCGCCGAGATCCTGCGCGGCATGGGCGGCTCGGGCCTCTACAGCACCCGCAACTACTCGGTCGACGACGGCAATCAGGCGCTGCACCGCCCGTTCACCGTCACGTCCACCGCGCAGTTCCAGCACAACCACCCCAATTACTACCGCATGGTGGGTCTGGGCGAGCTGTGCGCCATCGTCAACGGCTACTACGTGCGCACCACGCACAACGACCCCACGCTCATCGATCAGGACGACCGCATCCTGAGCGCACCGCCCGTGCCCGCCAGCGTCCTGGCCAAGCCCACCGGCGTGAGTCTGAACGCCAACGGCACGGTCAGCATTGACACTGCCAATGACACCCAGGCGCGTTACATGCGCAACCTCTTCACCCACCACCTGGAAGACACTCGGCTGGATCTGCTCTACATGGAAGTCTGGCTGGAAAAACTTCCCGCTGGCGGTGACCTCAACACCCTGATCAGCTCCTTCCGGCACAAGGACAACGCCAACCGGCTGCGCGACCTGCTCAATTTTGCGCAAAAGCTCAACTACTCCGGCGCCAAAGACCTCCCAGAAAACGGCTCTTTCCGCTGCGGCGTGATCTCCCTGGTCAACGCCGATGGCACACCCGAGTACGCCTACCTGAACTACCGGCTGCGCGCTCGTGCGGTCGGCAAGTTGAGCCCCCGTGTGCCCAAGACCAGCTACAGCACGGGCGACCAGACGCCGCAGATCTCCTTCACGGTGGTCTCGGCCGCTGTCGGCGGCACGCATGGCCATGCGCTGGACGTACCCTTGACCCCGGCGGAGATGAACAGCCTCATTGGCGGGGCCACGCTCTACATCGAGTCCAGCTACAACTATTCACCGGCCTCATCGGCCGCAGAGAACCACAGCCACCTGTATGCCCTGAGCTGGAACGGCGCAACCCTGGTGGCGACCAACCTGGGTGCCCGCCGCCCGGACGACCCGGCCAACCAGTTCCTGGCAGTCAGCGGCACGCCCAGCATCTCTAGCTACCGCAAGGCCGATGGGAGCATGGCCGGTCCCGTGGTCTGGAGCACGGCTGCGGTGCCGCACCAGCACCCCATGGACGTGCAAACGGTGCAAGACCGCTTCCCGTTTGACCTTCACAAGGCGATCAACCACGTCATCGACAACGGCAACCGCTTCAAACTGATCAAGGACGTGGAAGCGCTGAACCGCCTGCGCGAGAGCGGCATGCCCACAGCCGGATGGCTGCAATTGGCCGAGTCGGGGCTGGCCCGCTTCACCCTGGACCAGGACAGCATGGACTCGATTTGTGCGCAGGTCTGGGGGCTCGATGGCGAAGGTGCCTTCATCCCCGAGGTCATCGATTCCTACGGCACCAACTTCACTACCTACAACGTGGTGGGCGATGCCCAGGCCAATCTCGCCAAGTACAACCGCACCTACAAGATCGGCAGCAACGACGCGGCCGGGCGCACCACCGCGCGGCGGGGGTTCAACGATCCCACACTCTACGTGGCCAAGACCACGCTGAGTTCTGTGGTCGAGGGCTACAGCTTCATGATCCCACTGGAGCTGATCGTGCGCACCCCGTTGGAGGTCTGGAACCCCTGGGGCCTCAACCTGATCGACGGCAACCCTGCTTTGGGTGGCTCGGGTGCGGGCACCCCGGCCAGCCCATGGAACGCGGCTTACACCCAGCTTTGGTACAACCTGCTGCCGCCCAACTTCTTCTCGGCTGGGGCGTCTGATCCGGCCGACACCACTACGGGCGGGGTCTGGATCCAGGCCAGCAACGGCAGCGCCTACCCGGCGGACAACTCAGGGATCTTCATCACCATTGGCGGCGCGGCCGACTACCGCAACCCTGCTGGCAACACCATCTCCACGGTGTTTCGCCAGCGCTATGCCATTGCGCCCGTCTGGCACGAATTCACCTACGCCAACGTGCAGCTCAACAACTTCAAGAACTCAGTGCGCGCGCTGCTCAAGGGCATCGTGAGCGGCAGCGTCTCGGCCGCCGACATCGACCACATCCTGTAAGCCATCCCCACAACACCATCCCAACATTCACCGGAGCCCAGCCCATGAGTCTCGAAACCGAACTGCAAAACGTCATCGCCGCCACCTCCGCCCTCAACCAAACCGTGCAGGGCAAGATCGATGCGATCAACAGCACCGTCAACGCGGCGGTGGCCACCAACGACGCCCGCGCCACCAGCGCCATCAACAGCGTCACCAGCGCGGTCAACGCGGAGCTGGGCAACATCCGCCCCTACAGCACCAACTATGTCTTCTGGAACACGCTGAAACCCGCCGATCGCATCCGCATCTTCCCGGCCATGGTCATTGGCCACCCCTGGCAAGACGGGCAGTACGTGGCAGCAGACGCCGATGGCAAGAACCCGGTGGTCTGGGACAACGAAGCCGGCGGCTACCGGCCGGCCGACAGTATCAACCGCAACCCCTTCGTCGAGTGGGGCGCGATTGACGAGTGGAACGCCCACAGCACTGGGGATGTGGGTCACGGCTACGGCTCGGCCTTCTCGCCGGTGTTGATGAACCCAGTCACCGGGGCGCCGCTGACCTTCACCAACGCGATGGGCGAGACCGACTACTACCGCTGTTACGCCGACTTCAGCACGGATGGCATTCCCACCTCAGCCTGGCGCACGCTCTTGCCCTATGAAGACTTGCACGCCATCAGCAACCGCAAGGCCTATCTGGTGATGTCAGGCTCGGTGGTTGGCCATCCGGATCAGGTGGCGCGGACCTTCGTGAACGTGGGCGGTACCGAGCACGGCAACTACAGCGCTACGCACAGCTTCCAGCTTCAAGACCTCAATGGCGACGGCGAATGGGATGCGGTGGTGACCAATTGGGCGCGTCCCCATATCTGCCGCCATGCCAGTGCACGATCGCCCGCAGGCAACCCGACCCGGGGTGATACGCAGGCCTCCACCGGCCTGATCGCTGTGCAAGGCCAGCACTACGGATCGGACGGCGGTCACCGCAACTTCGTCAACGCCACCACCCAGCAACTGGCCGATGACCCGACCATCGTGCCGGTGCCGTACACCAACACCGACAGCTCGCTCTACCAGGCGGCCTGGGCTATTCCGGTGGGTGACTTCGCCGTCGGCAACAACGTCCGCTGGCGTGTCTACAACTGGGGCTTCACCGGCCTGATCGTCGAAGGCTGGGGCCTGGCCTACATGTCCCCGGTGCAGCGCTGATTCCCACTCAATTCAGATTCAGGAGATTTCCCCATGTACGTCAAACGCAAAGACACCGGCGAAGAGCTGTTCCGTGGCCCAGCCAGCAGCGCCAAGGCCTTCTATGGCAATGGCACCCGCCTGCTGGATCGCATCGTTGATACCACCGACCCGGACAATCCCGTTGAAATCCAAGCCGGTGTGCTGGTCGAACTCGAGCTCTGCTATGAGGACACATCCCAAGAAAAGCTCCTCTACCTGGCCGACACCGACTGGTACGTGGTGCGCGAGCAGGAAACCGGCAAACCCATGCCCGTGGACGTGCGCGCCCGACGCTCGGCCATCCGCGTCTCGCTCTGACGGGGATGCGCCATGCCCGATCCCACCCTGTCTGAGGCCATTCAGGAGGCCTACGCCCACGCACCGACGGATGCCATCATCTTGCACACGCTGGAGCTGCGCCACCCGGACTTCCGGGATGACGCAGGAAATCCAACCGCCATCCGTGTGGTGCGCGATCAGGTCGATCTGACCGCCCGGCTGGAAGCGGACGCCCCGCTCAACGCAAGCCAGATGGTCACCTTCATCGCCATGGGCTTTGAGCTGGACTTGCCGCCGGTCGATACCGCGCCAGTCCCGGAAATCGTGGTCACACTCGACAACGTCAGTCGCGAGATCGTGCGGCATCTGGACGCGGCTGCCGAATCGCAGGCAGTGATCGAAATCACCTACCGGCCGTATCTCTCCAACGACCTCGAAGGCCCGCAGATGGATCCGCCCATCACCTTGGTGCTGACCGAGGTGGAGGCCGATGTGCAGCGTGTGACCGCTCGCGCCCGGATGATGGACATCGGCAACAAGGCCTTCCCCAGCCGCACCTACACGGCGCGGGAGTTTCCGGGGCTGACGCGATGAGAGCCGTGCAAGTGACGCAGCTCACCGACTTGATTGGCCTGCCGTGGGTGGTCGGCGCCCAAGGCCCCGATGCCTACGACTGCTGGGGTTTGTTTGTCACCGTGCAGCGCACCCACTTTCAGCGATCCCTTCCAGAAAACCCGGTCGACGCCACCAACCTGCGTGCGGTGCTCGATGCGTTCAGCGGTCACCCTGAACGCCAGCGCTGGCAGGCTGTACCCCAGCCAGAGGAGGGCGACGCCGTCCTGATGCGCCAGTCGCGCTACCCGGTGCACATCGGCGTATGGCTGGATATCGATGGCGGTGGCGTCCTGCACGCCGTGCGCCATGCCGGGGTGGTGTTCCAGACACTGGCCGCGCTCGATACCCATGGTTGGCGCATCGAGGGCTTCTACCGTTTCCGTGAACCGACATGAGTCCGCAGATTTCTGCTCTACCCATGGCCGCAGTGCCGCAAGCCACCATCGTCTGGCCCCGCAACCCCTTCCATCCTGCCGACAAAGACCTGCACGCGGTGGAAGTGGGAAGCACCATCGCCGACTGGATGCGCGCGCAAGCTATCACCGAATTCCCGCTGCCCACGGTCTGTCTGGTCAACGGTCAGCCCCTGCTGCGCCGTGACTGGTCCATCCGCCCGCTGGCGGCACACGACGTGGTGGTCCTGGTCGGCCTGCCCGGTGGCGGCGGAGGCGGTGGTGGCAGCAACCCGCTGCGGGTGGTCTTGTCGATCGCCGTGATGGTCTTGGCCCCCTATGCTGCCGCCGGATTGATGGGCTATGGCATGACGGCAGCTGGCATTGCCGCCGCGCAAGCGGCCATGGGCACCATCGGCTTTGGTCTGTTGGCGGCTGGCGTCAGTGTGCTCGGCGCCTACTTGGTCAACGCCCTGGTGCCCCTGCCCAGTGCCAACGTGCCCTCGGCGCAAAACGCCCTGGCGCCCAGCCCCACCTATTCGCTGCAATCCCAGGGCAACTTCGCCCGGCTGCTACAGCCCATTCCGGTCATCTATGGTCGGCATCTGGTCTACCCCGATCTGGGTGCCACGCCCTACACCGAGTACCTCAACAACGAACAGTACCTGCACCAGTTGCTGGTCATCGGACAGGGCGACTACGACATCGAGGCCGTGCGCATCGAAGACACGCCGATCCAGTCCTTCGAAGAAGTGCAAGCTCAGGTCATCTTGCCCGGTGGCCATAACACGCTCTTCAACCACGATGTGGTCACAGCCCCCGAAGTGGCGGGCCAGGAGATTTTGGCGTTCGACGACCCGGCCAACACCCGGGGTGAGTCGATCGGCCCCTTCATCGTCAACCCACCCGAAACCCGCATCGACAGCATCGGCGTCGACATCCTGCTGCCGCGAGGCCTGTTCTATGCCAACGACGCCGGTGGGCAGGACGCCAAGGAAGTGCGCTGGACGGTGGAAGCCCGTGCTGTGAACGACGAGGGTGAACCCACCACCGGCTGGCAGACGCTCATCAGCGGCACCAGCTATAGCGACTGGAGCGGATGGAACACCACCTGGTCCACGGCCAGTGCCGTCACTACCCAGACCTACCACTCCGATTCCGAGGGTGGCTACTACAGCACCACCTACGGCCCCCCGCCGATGCCAGCCAACACTCTGACCGAGGAATACCAACTGGGCGACTGTGCCAGCCAAGACTACGAGTCGGGTATCTGCTACAGCTACTACATCCAGCGCCGCACCCGCAGTGCTTACAGCCAGCAAGAGGTGGTCAGCGCCGCCACACCCGACACCATCCGGCGCAGCTACCGCTATCCCGTCACGCCAGGGCGGTACGAAGTCAAGGTTGTTCGGCTCGACCACAAAGACACCCGGGCCCGGGCCGGGCATGAACTGCGCTGGGGCGAAGTGCGCGGCTACTTGGTCAACCCAAGCCTGCCGGCAGGCATCACCTTCCTGGCCGTCAAGATGCGCGCCACTGACAACCTGTCGATGCGCTCCAGCCGCCTCGTCAACTGCCTCGTCACGCGCAAGCTGCCGGTCTGGAACCCGACCACCGGCTGGAGCCCCCCGGAGGCCACACGCTCGATTGCCTGGGCGTTTGCCGATGCGGTGCGGTCCGACTATGGCGCAAAACTGGCCGACAGCCGCATCGACCTGGTCGCCCTGTACCGGCTGGACCAGACCTGGAATACCCGGGGCGACCAGTTCGATGCCGTCTTCGACCAGAAAGTCACCGTCTGGGAAGCGCTTACCCGCATCGCCCGCTGTGGCCGGGCCGTGCCTCATCTGCAAAGCGGTGTCGTGCGCCTGGTGCGTGATGAACCCAAGACGCTACCGGTGGCCCGATTCACCACCGCCAACATCGTCAAAGGCAGTTTCAAGCTGCAGTACGTCATGCCCGGCGAAGAGACGGCGGATGCGGTGACGGTCGAATTCTTTAATCCCAAAACCTGGAAGCCGTCGGAGGTGACCGTGTCACTGCCGGGCTCCACCGAAGCCAACCCGGCCACCGTGAACCTGTTTGGCTGCACGAGCCAGGCCCAGGCCATGCGTGAAGGCAAGTACATCGCGGCCGCCAACCGCTACCGACGGCGTCTCATCACCTTCCGTACCGAGATGGAAGGCTTGATTCCCACCTTCGGCGATCTGATCGCCATCAGCCACGACATGCCAGCCCTGGGCACCGAAGGCAGCACGGCAGGGGAGAGCATGGATGTGCCCTGGAGCCAGCTAGCCCGGGTCATGGCCATCCGCCCAAGGGGCGAACAGGTCGAAATTGCCTGCGTGGTGGAGCACCCGCTGGTGCACACCGCAGACCAGTAAACCGCCAACAAAGACATTCACCACCAGCCCGCCAGGGAAACCTGCGCGGGCCATTTGCTTTGGAGACCGCCAATGACTGATCAACACACAGAAACCGACGCCGCCATCACCCTGCGCCCCGATGATCTGGACGACCTGCTAACCCGTGCCGCTGAACGCGGTGCCGAGCGCTGCCTCGCTCACCTCGGCCTGGAAAATGGCCATGCCGCGCGCGACATCCGCGAGTTGCGCGACCTGCTCGAAGCCTGGCGCGAAGCCCGCCACACCGCCTGGCAGACCATCATCAAGGTCGCCACCACCGGGCTGCTCGCCGTCATCCTGGTCGGTGCCGCTATCAAGCTCAAATTGATGGGCGGTGCACAATGAACCCGATCTTCACCACCCTGGCTCCTGGCTTGTTCGAAGCCGGTGCGCGACTGATCGACCGGCTCATCCCTGACCCCGCCGAGCGCGAGAAGGCCAAACTGGCGCTGCTGCAGGCCGAAGGCCAGCAAGCGCTGCAGGAAATGCAGGTCAGCCTGTCCGCCATCCTGGCTGAAGCCAACAGCCAGGACCCCTGGACCAGCCGGGCGCGGCCGACCTTTCTGTATGTCATCTACGGCGTGATCCTGCTGTCTGTCATCGGCAGCATCATTGGCATCTGGTGGCCCGCTGAGGTCTTCCAAGCCGCTGAGAACCTGTCCAAGCTGCTCAACGCCGTGCCCGAAAGTTTGTGGTGGCTCTTCGGTGCGGGCTACCTGGGCTACACCGGTGCGCGCAGCTTTGATAAATGGCGAGGTATGCCACGCTGA